ATGATCCTGGAAATATCCCCATCATATTTTTCCGGCGCTTCAACTTCTTGATTCACGTTTTTTTCGATTGCTTTGATATATGGTGTATTACGCCCCATGGATTTTCTTTGCCTCTTCAATTATTTTTTTTATGTGGTACGCGCTTATTTTCTTTTGTGCTAGCCAAATACGGGCGGCCTTGAGGTAAGAGTCAAATTCTTTCGCGTCTTTATTGTAATCTGCAACAATTCGCTCGGCGATTTTCAAAATCATTTTATCGAGTTGGTTATTGCTCGATTCAATTAAGTCAATAATGATGGCCGACCTACTATTTTCATAACTGAGGCAAATCAAATCCAACAATTCCAACTGTTCATTGGACATCGATATACTAGTCGATATTTTTTTTCCTATTTTTATTTCTGATTTTTGCATTTTTTCCTCATGAATAAACAAAAAGGGAGCAAGGGAAAATTCCCCGCTCCCTTATTATACCGGTTGAGCCGATTTATTTATTCTTTTTCAAGTTCTTCCTGGCGGTCCATGCAATCATCCCATTTTTGACAATCCTTGCATTCCGGCTTGTTGTCGCAATCGGTGCCGAAAACATGGCCGTGGGGACAATCAGATTTTCCAGAAGATTTACCGTCGGCTTTGAATTTGTCGCCGCATTCGTCAAAGAGGTCACAATTTTCGCATTTGCGCTTGGTGTCAAAATCATCACCAAAAATGAAGCCGTGCGGGCATTCAGGACCTTGTGGTTCAGGTTCAGGTTCCTGCCGTCGGCGACGTGCCGGTTTTTCAGGTTCGGGATCAGGATCTTTCTTTTCGCCACGGCCGCGACGAGTTGTTTTTTCCGGCTCAGGCTCAGCCCCGGCAGTTTTTCTTGAGCGAGGGGCTCTTGGTTCTGGTTTTTCTTCGACCTGATCATCGCCGCCTTCGGCATCTTCCTCATCAATTTCCAGAAAGATGTTTTGCAACTCTTTGTATGGTTTGACGACGAGGCATTCGTCCAGGTTGACCACCTGATCGAGGATTTCTTCATCCAAATCCTCGTCGCGCTCAATGAAGGTGAACGAGCCGGCCTTCAAAAAGTCATTACCGTCGAAGGATTCTTTTTCCCAGCGAACCCGAATGTCAAAGCCTCCTTCCAAATCCATGAACGAAAGGAATTCTTCATTGTCAGGATCAAGCAGCTCCTTTTTCAGCATCTTTTCGAAATTGTGGTAGCTGTAAAAGAAGAACATCGGGTCCGACCATTTTTTGGTCTTGGGGTCGAGGACTTGGATATTGTACATAACCATGTCCTGCGGTTTGGCCTTGTTGGCCTCTTTGTCGGGAATTGATGGGTCGGCTTTGGCCGCCGTGTAATATTCCAAAATCGGACACGGCTTGCCGATTGATTTGGGGCTGATGTAGGGTTTCTTTTCGGTGCCGATACCCCGGAAGCGTTTGAAAGGGCGCTTGTACCAGATATCGCCGGCAGGGGCCATGTCTCCATCGGGATGTTTTGGATCGGTAACTACATACGGCAAAATGCGCAGCGTAGCTTTGCCTTCATCGGGCTTATAATACTGGGTGTCCTGCGGAATGTTTTGGAACATCGTCCCCCCGCCACCTCCCGGCCCCGCAACAGCAGCAGCAGCCTTCGCCCGATTTGCAGCCGATCCATATTTTCGTTCAGTCTTTCGTGCCATTTACTTCCTCCGGTTGTTGTTCTTTTTGTGCTTCAATTTTGCCCTTAAACCAGGCGATAGAAATTAGCTTGGTCACTGCGTAAATCCAAATTGGCAATATTATCCAAATAATAATTGTAATGGCAAACCAAGTTAAAAACCCTGCGTTAAAAACAGAGTGTTCATTCATCGGTATTTTCCGTTCTTCTTCTGCGTCTCCTCCCCGGTTCTTGATTTTCCCCTTCATTGACTTCAGCGCGGGCAGCCGCCTTTTCGGAAAGTTTCTCCCGAATTTTTGCATCGACATTGGAAAGTTTTTGTTCTTCGATCTTCTGAACCAATTCCTGCAATGGCCGGGGTACAATCGGCGCAGAAAACCAACCAGCCAACGAAAGCTTAGTGGCCTCTTCCAAAATTGTTTTCCGACCATAGGCTTTTGATTTCTGGCCATTTACAAGGTCACAAACGTATTGTGCCTCGATCCACTCGGTTTTTGCTTCCAAGTACTCCTTGTCGGTCCGGTAAAATGCCTCAATTTGCGGGCCAGTTGCTTTCTGCCCTTTGCCGAGGCATTCTTCCGGGCTACTGGTAACTTTGAGGACGAGGGTTGAACGGATGAATTTGATTTTTTCCTCAGCCTTGCGAACCATTTTTTCGCAATAGGCCGAGGCCTTGAGGTATTTGTCGATAATGGAATTTTGTTTGCCCCATTCAACATCAAGCTGGGAAAAGTCAATTTCAAGCTCTTCGGGATCAAGCCCAAAAATTTCAGCAATTTCATCAAGCGTGTTTTCGTCTTGCATTTTCATTCCTTGGTTTGAAGTTTTTTAAATGTTATTGACCGGCGATTGAAACTGTTTGAGGAGGGCAAAGACATCCTCGGAACTCTTCAGATCCGCCTATTGATTGCCACCCGCCGCTCTGTCGACAGGATTCCGAAATTTCAACCGCCAGTCAATCTTGTATTTTATTATATTTGATTGAACTATTTTTTATATTTTTTAATCAAAAAAATCCACATCCCTAGCGCCACCACGGCAAATTATCAAAGGGATGCGGATTTGTCTCATCTTTTACAACTTTACAGTTTGTTCTACAAGGCCGGGGCTACAACTACCAGCCGGCAATCACAAATAAATTATCACTTTCCATATTCCGATGGCCCTCACCAATCGGCTTTCCACGAATAAAGGTTCTCATTTGACCTCGCCCGTTGAATTTTACGCCTGGTCCTACTTTGCTTTCCCGGTCTACAGCGTTACTTTGGCCTCACGGGTTTGCAATATTTGGCGGTTATGATTGTTTCTCCGCATTCCATACACTGGCCTCAACAGTGCGGTTACACGGTCGTCGCGTTGCAAAGCGTTTCATTGCTTCAATCTCACATTGTGGGGGTTAATCTACTTTTCAACCGTTTCATTCCCTCTGTGCAATATTATACCGCATTCAACCCTTTTTCAAAAAGGAATATCGTCAATCGTAAATTCCTTTTTTCTTTTAACTGGAATAGGTAAAACTTCTAATGATTTTGAATATTTATTACGATACAATTTTTTAAACAACTCAAAGATTTCAACCCGGTTGTATTTATTTTTAATGATATCTGAACCAACTAAATTATCGAATAAACTCGCCGCTGATCTCCATGCCCGATAATTAAGCTTATCAATCGGGGATATGATATTATAAACTTGTTCATCAACCTTTATAATGATAGAGAAAAATTCATGCAACCTATCCCTATCGCATGAATCGCCATGACTTTGTTCATATAATTCTTTCCATAAAAAACAATGTGGGTGATCTTCTTCAATATCGAGCAATATTTTATTCAGTTTAGTCTGTTGAATTAAATAATCCCAATCACTTTCTTCTGTTTCTACTTGCCAAGCTCGACTTCCAATAAACAAAGAAACTTTTTTAATCCTTTCCAATAAATCTTTTCGGCCTTCAAGGATTTCATTTTGGGTTGGTCTGCGCATACTTTCGGGTCGTTTCATTTTACCCTCGCTCGCTGTTCATTGCGGCTTTGTAACAAGCCAAAGTCAAACCCGGCTTCCCAGTATTGTAAAACGGTTCTGCAAACTCATCCATCACCACAAACGCCGCGATATTATTTCCTTTCAAAAGTATCGAATTGCAATATCCCAACACCAGCCGCCTGATTCCTTCTTCTTCCTGGTCTTTAAGGCCAACCAGGATTTTAGAGATTTTAGCCCATGAAGGTTTTGGAGCAAGGAGTGTCCGGCACAATTCAATTCCTTCTGAAGTCAATCGCTCTTCTTCGTCAATAACCGCCTGCGCCTGCTCTTCGGTCAAACCAATAACCTTTTCAAGCAGCTTCATGGCGTTGCGGGGGTGGCCTTGTGCTTTTTCTACAATAGATTCAAGGATCGATTCGGAAGGTTTTGTTTTTTCGCGCCGCGCAATCCTTTTGATCAGCCCCATCATTGTATCGTCATCAAGACAAGCCACTTCAAGGCTTGCACAGCGCCCCCTCAGCGTTTTTAGCAGCCGGTGGGGGTCGGTAGTGCAGAGGACAAAATAAACGTGTGGGGGAGCTTCCTCAAGTATTTTAAGCATGGCGTTTTGTGGAAGATTCTTTTCACTTGCCCCGCCCTGCCCCAACATATGGACCTCATCAATAAGGAAGGCTCTTGCTTTACTTTCAGGGTGACGTGGCATGAAGCGCATTTTGTTTTTCAATTCGCGGACAGTATCAATCCCGTTGAATTGCGCCGAATCAATTTCTTCAAAATCATCCGACTGTACACCAAGCATTGAAACGATAATCCGTCCCAAAGTTGTCTTTCCGCAACCAGTCGGACCGGTGATTAAAATTGCATGAGGGAAATTTTCGCGGCGAGAAAAAAGATTTTCAACCGCCGCAATGGTATTTTTGTTGCCGGCCATTTGTTGCAGGGTAGCTGGCCGAACTCTGGTGTCTAATGACATTTATTTCTCCTTGTTTTAAGCATCAATATTTTTACAAAACATGCCTTTTATTCTTTTGGTTCCAGTTCCTGGACGGTTAACCCTTAACCTCTGCGTGGATTCAATAGAACACCAAAAGAATTCAATAAACCCATTCTTTTGTAATTTCTTTGACCAATAGTCCCGGATTTCAACCCCTTTTGATTTTGCAAAAGAAAACATTTCTGCTTCAGATGTAAATCTTCTTTTCTTGCAGTTGAAGCAACTTGTGCATTTTGGGGACCAGTAGAAGGGATTCATTATTCATAATCCCATTTGTGGCTGCAATCTAAACACTCGTAATGATCAAAATATTTCCCCGTACCTTCGCAATATTCACACTCTACATCAAAATCACTAAATCCGCTTCCATCACAATCTGGGCAATCTATTTCTTCTATGTTACGAGAAAGACATTTGGGGCAATACATATTTTAACCTCAAAATATAAACAGGTTTTTATGTTTCTTCAAATCTTCTCTTGTCGTTTGATATTCAGGATCAAATGCGTTTATTGTGTTCAAAATTGCCGTCACATTTTTATTGACCCCTGGAATCTTTTCACTCGGTGCAGACGAGAAAAATCCCTTCCTGACTTTATTCCCTATTTTTGCGGCGGCTATTTTCACCGCCACTGTTTCGCCAACCCCGTTGATTGAAATGAAGGGGGCAAACAAATTGTTTCTCTTGTCGCAATTCCATTTCGTGGCGTGCGAAACTCCGATCTTTGGCAGGTTTATCTTCAACCCCAGCCGGCGGGCCTCACGGATGTAATCAACGTTTTTTGTTTTGTCACCAAGGGTCAAACAAGAAGCCAAAAATTCATTGGGATAATAGGTCTTTGCCCACATATCCCAGTAAGTAATCATGGAATATTCTACAGAGTGTGAGAGGTTAAAACCATAGCCACCGAACTTTGACATCATGTCCCAAATTTGGATTGCTTTCTTTTCCGGGACTGTTCCTTGGTTTTTACAGCCTTGAAGAAATTCTTCCTTGTATTTGTCAAAGGCCGCGTTGCCCATGCTCTTGCCGATGATCTTCCGAATCTTGTTGCAGGTGGCCATTGATATGCCAGCAAGCTGATTTACCACCTTCATTACTTGTTCTTGGTAGACGATCAAACCAAAGGTTTCTTTGGTCAAAGCATCAAAGATTGGGTGAATCTTCTCAACCTTCTCTTTACCGCGCTTTCTCTTCGAATACGATTCAGTCATGCCTGATTGCATAGGGCCGGGTCGCCAAAGGGCGGTAATGGCGTACAGCATGGCAAAATTCTCGACTCCTAATTCTTGGCAATATTTGGTCAATCCATTCGATCCAATTTGGAAGGCCCCGACCGTATTTCCTGCCGAAATTTCAGTAAAAACCTTTGGATCATCAAAAGTCAATTTTTTGTAATCAATATCGATGTCATGATTCGCTTTAATCATTCTACGGCATTCGTTTAAAATCGTCAGCGCAGAAAGCCCAAGAATATCCAATTTCATCAGGCCGCAATATTCAGCATTCCGCATATCCCAATTGGCGACCAAGGTTCCGGCCCTGGTAACCAGATTACAATTGTGGCCCTCGCGCAAATCTTTTTCCGAAATACAAACACCAGCCGCATGTTGACCGTGCCCCCTAATCTGTCCTTCAATGGATTGGGCGATTTCCACCACTTCAGGATATTTTCTGGCAAATCTGCAACATTCCTGGACTTCCGCAAAAGACTTGCTTATTTCTTGGCCTTCGTCGGCATCTACCATGGCTTTTGCGGCAAAGTCGACCTCGGCTAAGGGGACGTCAAAAACCCGGCTTACATCGCGCAACACCCCCTTTCCTTTCATGGTCAGGAAATTGGAAAGCCCGACCACATTGAACTCCCCATATTTGTCGGAAAGATATTTCCGGACTTCATCCCGTCGCACGTCTTCAAAGTCCATGTCAATATCTGGAAGGTCTGGGCGGCTTTCATCAACAAAACGAAAAAACTCAGTGCCGTATACGATTGGGTCGCAATCGGTTATTCCAAGCAGATAGGCAACAAGGCAACCGCCAACCGATCCGCGTCCTGGTCCCGTCATTATTCCATTCTGTTTGCACCAACCGATCAAATCCCAAACAATCAAAAAATATCGAACGAACTTTTTAGAAATGATCAACTTCATTTCAAGGTCAATTCTGGCGCGGTAAACTTGCATTTCTTCGCCGGTTTTACCTTTGAGCCTGCGCCTGATTCCCTTACAGATCAACCCTTCCAAATACAAGTTTTCGAGGGATTCGTCTTTTGCAAACGATCCGTGAATACTGGGGAGGAAAACTTCTTGTTTTTCAATTCTGAAGTCACCGCAAATCTTGGCAACCTTTATAGTCCGACGAATTGCTTTGTTTATTTCATCATCGGTTAG